TGAGGGGATGGAGCTTTAAAGGGCAGAACTTATCAAAAGCAAACTTTAAAGGTGCAGACCTTGAGGGGGCTTGCTTTATAGATACGATACTGGTTAGCACAAATTTTGAAGGTGCAAACTTGAAGAATGCGGACTTCTCATGTGCTAATGCATGGGGTGCTAATTTTAATAACACTAACTGCAAAGACGCATTGTTTTTGTCTGCTAATTTGACAGAGGCAAGCTTTGAGGGTGCCGATCTGGACGGAACAAGCTTTGCACAGGCAAATTTAACTGAGGCAAGCTTAGAGGATACAAACATCATTACAGCTGAATTTGATAATACCGTGGGCGTTTTTCCTGTGTGTCCGACACATGACAGCTTTATAGGATGGACTATTGGAGAAGATGAAGAAGGAAATGAGTGCTTGGTTGAAGTATCTATTCCTACATGGGCTCAAAGAAGTTCAGGAACAACAAGAAAATGTAGGGCGGAAATACTGTATATAGAATCTATAGAAAGATTGAAAGATGGCCATAATCCGATTGAGGTCACTTTAAAAAACAGAAATTACATCTTAACTGAGAATGATATTGTACGAGATAATGACTATGAAGTAGACAGATTTAAGACAAGTTCTGCAGATTTGTATTTCTGGATATCAAAGGATGAGGCACTGGCACATGCGAGGAGAAAGATATGATGTTAGATGGTAAGCAAATAAACACAATAAAGAGGATTTTTGATAAGTGTATAGAGGTAAATAGAAAAGGCGTGGTTGAGGTGTTCTTTAACTGGCATCCTCATACAAGTCAGGTTGAAGTTAGTATACATGTTCCNGTTTCTTTGATTGGAGAATATGCACCAAGCGAAATAGAGGAAGAGTTAGATAGCTATATCTAAAAGGATTATTAACGGATAGAGGATTTAGACAAGGAGCTGGGAAAGAGACTTCTCAGTAAAGGAGGATTTAAATGTCTAAGGTAGCAGAAGAAAAAGTAATTGTGCCGGATGTGTGGTCAGGGAAGAAAATTGAAAGAAAAATAGAGACTCTGGAGAGCAGACACAGCAAACAGATAGGAACTTTAAAGGAAAGAATTGAGGAACTTGAGTACGCTCTTGACGGTGTTGAGAAGGCATTTTGGGGCGGAGTGATAGGACTTATAGTATTTGATTTGGCTATATTAGCGATAGCGATTTTTTAATAGAGAAGGAGAACAATATGGAGAAGTTTAATGAGAATCAAATGAGAGAATTTGGCAAGGCCGTAGCACCTGCTATAGAGGCTATACAGAACGCAAAAAAGCGATTTGAAATAACAGGTATTGCAACATTTAATATCGCTGACGACTGGATGGATGCATATGGCAACGGACTTGGTGATTGGACACTTACAAAGAAGTTCGATGGAAAGTACAGGATAGAGAAAAAAGAAATTAAGCTACTGTTTGACGAAGAGGAGGCATAAAAATGTGTGATATATGCGGAGTAACTCCGTGTGATTGCAGATGCCCAAACGCTACACAAAAAGCAGTCTACATTTGCACTGAATGTGGTGAACCTATATGCGAGGATGACTGGTATTGGGATTCAGATGACGGTCCTATATGTGAGAGATGTATGGGCGAAATGAGCAGAGAACAAATATTGTATTTATGTGGTCAGCCACTTAAGAAGGCAGAATGGGAGATTGAATGGAGAAATTGACAATACAAGAAATGAGCGAAATAGCAAGCAATATAACCCCTATTAAAGAAGATATTTTTACAAACCCCGGTGCATTTCAAAACTTATTTAACTTTGGGAAGATGCTTGCCTCAAGCTTGATAATTCCACAAAACTATCAACAAAAGCCGATGGACTGCGCTATTGCAATAGATATGGCTAATCGTATGAATGTAAGTCCTATGTTTGTAATGCAAAATCTTTATGTTGTTAAGGGTAAGCCTTCATGGAGTGGGCAGGCATGTATAAGCATGTTACAGAACTACAAAGAGTACAAAAAGGTTAGGCCGGTATACTTTGGTGAGAAAGATACAGATAATTGGGGATGTTACATAAAAGTTGAAACGGTAGACGGTGAAGTTATAAAAGGTCCGGAAGTGACAATGAAGATGGCAAAGGCCGAAGGCTGGATAAGCAATCCAAAATGGAAAAATATGCCTGAACAAATGCTTGGTTATCGTGCAGCGGCTTTCTTTGCAAGACTGTACATACCAAACCTGTTGATGGGTTGTTGTGTTGAGGGCGAGGCGGAAGATATTGCACCTGCAAGGCCTACGGCTCATGATCCGTTTGGAACTAAAGAGGATACAAATGATTAGAAATGAAAATACCGATAGTATTGAAAATAAAGGAGTAGAGTTTAAAAAGATAGAAAATGCTGACTGCCAATATTTTGTGACGGTTGACGGAAGAGTCTGGACAAATTCTAGGAAAAACGGAATAGAGAGGTTTATGAAGTTACATAAAACTAAAGATGGGTATGTATCAGTTGGGCTAAAAATTGGAGGAGTGCAAAGACAAAAAAGAGTTCACCGATTAGTTGCTGAAGCCTTTATAGGAAATCCAGAGAATAAACCTTATGTAAATCATATTGATGGCAATAAAACTAATAATACAGTAAATAATCTTGAGTGGGCAACGCAAAAAGAAAATGTTCAGCATGCAATAAATGTTTTGAAAAAATGGAGCAATTCAGAAAATCAATTAAGATCAGCTAGTATGCAAGGTAAAAAGAATAGAAAACTAAGCATGGAAAATGCCGAAAAAATAAGGGATGAGTACAAGATCGGGAACATAAGTGCAAAACGATTAGGGGAGAAATATGGACTGAGTAAACCTTGCATATTGAACATTATTCATTTTAAGTCTTATAGGGAGGATTAATGCACATTACAGAAGAAAACTACTACAGCAAAGAAGCTAATAAAAAGTACATGTCTGTAAGTCAATACAAAAATTTTGTTGGAACTATGGGCATAAAAGGGTGTGAAGCTATGGCAATGGCTGAAATCAATGAAAATTGGGAAAGGGAAAGGGGGACTGCATTAATGGTGGGGAGTTATATTGACGCTCATTTTATGGACAGCCTTCCCCTCTTTAAGGCTCAAAATCCCGAAATATTTACAAAACAGGGAACCTTAAAAGCTGAATACAGGCAAGCCGAAGAGATTATAAACAGGATTGAAAGAGATCCGTATTTTATGAAGTTTATGTCAGGGCAAAAGCAAGTAATCATGACCGGAGAAATCGGAGGAGTGCCTTGGAAAATAAAGATGGATTCATATATTCCTGATACCTGCATAGTCGACTTAAAGATTGTCAAGTCAATCCATGACAGATTTTATGTAAAAAAATACGGTTATATGGATTTTGTTACAAACTGGGGATATGAGATACAGGGAGCTGTCTATCAAGAAATCGTAAGGCAGAACACAGGAAAGACATTGCCTTTTTATATAGCAGCTGCAAGTAAAGAAAAGATTACAGATATTGAAATCATACAGATAAATGACGAAGCACTTGCAGGAGCACTTGAAAAAGTGAAAGAACATATTGAAAGAGTAGTCAAGTTGAAAAACGGAGAGATAGAGCCCGAAAGGTGCGGAGTCTGTGACTATTGCAAATTTACGAAAGTTCTATCAAGGCCGATACTTTATACAGATTTGATATTAGATGAAATGGAGAATACAGAGTGAATCAAGCTATTATATGCGGAAGGTTAGTAAGAGATCCGGAGATAAGATACACAAATGGAGAAGAGGCAAAGGCAGTGGCTAAGTACACTATAGCGGTCGACAGAATGAAAGACAAAGAAGCCGATTTTATATCATGTGTGGCATTTGGAAAGTCTGCAGAGTTTGCAGAAAAATATTTCAGAAAAGGGCAAAGAGTATTGATTTCAGGTCGCATTCAGACAAGCAGTTACACGAACAAGGACGGACAAAAGGTGTATACAACTGATGTTCTTATAGCTACACAGGAGTTTGCAGACGGCAAGGGAGCAGGCACAGGACAGGCAAGTTCAAGGCCGTCATCATCAAATGCAAGTGCTGACGGATTTATGGATATTCCTGACAGTGTTGATGGTGAAGGACTTCCCTTCAACTAGGAGGCGTAATGCAGATACAAATAGACACGAGAGAAAAGGCCAAGGCTATACAGAAGATACTGCAGGAGTTTAACAGGCAGGGTGTAACACAGATATCCTCAAAGCTCTATGTAGGCGACTATATGAATTATGATAATCCAAGGCTTGTAGTTGATCGTAAGCAGAACTTAAGCGAACTGTGTGGCAATGTATGTCAAGACCATAACAGGTTCAGAAACGAGCTGTTAAGAGCGAATGAAGCAGGAATTAAAATTGTATTTTTATGCGAGCATGGTAAGGGTATAAAAAGTCTTGAGGATGTTCAAAACTGGATAAATCCCAGAAGATATGCCCGCGTAAAGTCTGCTACTACAGGCAGATGGGAAACATTTGAAACTAAGGCAATGACCGGAGAAAAGCTGTATAAGGTTCTTTCAACAATAAAAATTAAGTATGGCTGTGAATTTCTCTTTTGCAACAAGGAAGAAACAGGAAAGAAAATAATTGAAATCCTAAGGAGGTGAGTATGACATCTGAAGAAATAAAGGAAAAATATTCAATGTCGGAAATCCTTGAGCGATACGGATTCAAACCAAACAGGGCAGGATTTATATGCTGCCCTTTTCATAGGGAAAAAACGCCGTCAATGAAAATTTATGCTAAGTCTTTTTATTGTTTCGGCTGTGGAAAGCACGGAGATATATTTGATTTTGTCGCAGGTATGGAAAATTGTAACTTTTCTGATGCTTTCAGGAGCCTTGGAGGGATAGAGGATAATAGTCGAAAGGCTAAATTTGCAGAATATAAAAGGCGTAAGGCACGCGAGAAAGCCACTAGGATTGCACAGAACGAGCGAAACAAGAAAATATGTATATTTGATAGGCAAGATAAATTAAGGGCGAAATTAAGCAAATTAGAGCCTTTAAGTGACGAATGGGCAAACTGTTACAGAGAACTCTTACAGGTTACTACAGAGCGAGCGGAGTTGAGCAAGGAAGAGGATGTATATGAGTACACATATACATACGTATCTTCGGCAATGTATCAAGATTTTTACAGTAAAGGAGCAGGTTGATGAAGAAAATTGAAGAAGTGACCAAAAGCGACCTGCTCTCAAGAGAATTCATGCAGGAAGTCTTTGACGAAGAGGACGAAATCGAAAGAGGCGTAAATATAGCTAATTTGATGGACAGAGCAAGAGAGTTGAAGGCGTATACGGAGTTCAAGGTATTGCTTGATGCTTTCCGAAAAGCTGAAAGAGAAGCATTGCCCGAAAAGACAAAAGGTACCCTTTGCCAGTGGACCAACTTTGAAAGTGATGAATACAACAATATGATTTGCGGTTATTGGAATGCTACAGAGCGCGGAATACTTAAACCTAATTCGGACGAGTATGCCTGCTATCATCCAATACTGCCGGTTGAAAGACTGAAAAACATTGAAACAGGAGCGGAGCAGATAAAGCTTGCATATAAGCGTAACGGAACATGGCATGAAATAGTAGTGCCTAAGTCTTTGATAGCTTCAGCAAGCAAAATAGTAGCGTTGGCGGAGCAGGGAATAGCCGTAACAAGTGAGAATGCGAAGCTCTTAGTAAAATACTTGTCAGATGTGGAAAATCAGAATGATAATTTAATAAAAATTAAGCGCTCAACCTCCAAGTTCGGATGGATAAACAAAGATTTTATACCGTTTGACGTCGATATCATTTTTGATGGAGATATGAAGTTCAAGCAAGTATCCGAAAGTGTTACCACTCAAGGTAGCTACACAACTTGGTTAGACCATGTAAGAACCGTAAGGGCAAGAAAAAGGATTGAAAGTAAATTTTGTTTGGCTGCATCTTTTGCAAGTGTCTTGGTTGCTCCATTAAGAGGCCTACCATTCTTTGTGGACCTTTGGGGAGGCACTGAAGCGGGTAAGTCCGTGGCACTTATGTTGGCGGCCTCCGTTTGGGCAAATCCCGACGAGAATGCCTTTATTGGAGACTACAAGAGCACAGAAACGGCTTTAGAAGCTAAAGCGGATATGCTGAATCACTTGCCTATGCTTTTGGATGATACATCAAACCAAAACAGACGATTGGCAGAAAACTTTGAAAGTTTGGTATACGTGCTTTGCTCCGGCAAGGGCAAGACAAGAAGTAATAAGGATATTGGAATAAACAGAGAAAGCAGGTGGAAAAACTGCATAATAACCAACGGCGAAAAGCCTTTGACTTCTTATGTAAACCAAGGCGGAGCAATGAACAGAATTTTAGAGATAAGCTGTGACGGCTATATCTTTGAGGATCCAAGGCTTACGGCTTCAGTGGTAAAGAACAATTACGGTTATGCCGGTAGGGATTTTATAAAGATTTTAAAGGAAATTGGCGTTGAAGGGATTATGGAAATTCAAAAAAGCTTTCTTGATGAACTTGATAATGATGAGAAAATGCAAAAGCAAAGCTTATCGCTTTCTATAGTACTTACAGCTGACAAGATAGCGACTGACTATATTTTCAAAGACGGTGAGTACATAGACATTGAGGAAGCAAAGCAGGTCTTAATTGATAAAAATGAGCTTTCGGATAATGAGAGGTGTTACAGGTTTATCCTTGATAAGGTGGCCATGAACCCGGCAAGATTTGATCCACGAAACGAGGTTGTGGAGAGATGGGGAATCATAGAAGACGGCTATGCTGTAATTATTTCAACTGTCATGTCGGAACTTTGCAAACAGTCAGGATTTTCAAGAGTATCATTTTTGAAATGGGCAAATGACAAAAATTTGCTACTGACGAATAAAGGGAGGACTGATTCTTTGAAAAAATTCAATGGAACTCCTGTACGGTGCATCAAATTAAAATTATCAGATAATAGTGATTTGAGCAGTGGATTTGAACAAATTGATATGATAAATAATGACATACTTCCATTTAATTAGTGAATTATCTGAAAAATACAAACCAATTTGTAGTTACCCAAAAATAATATGGTTTCCGAAAAAAAACAAAAAAAGCTAGAGTTTAAGCGGATTTAAGGGGTGTAGTAACCAAATAACCACTGAAACCATGCACACATACACATATATATAAGGGAATTTTTTTAATATTTTTTCTTGATATTTTTTATAAAAATATTTCCCCTATATGCGAGGATGTGTTTTTTATGGTTACTTGGTTGCCTAGCACCTGAACCCCGCATAAATAAAGGGTTTAAAGGGGTATCCAAAGGGTAAAAAATAAAAGTTACCAGTGGTTATGTTGGTTTCAGTAGGACATTTCTAGTATCTGACATAGTATACATGCAAATAGTAATATATTGATATTAGGATATTACAAATAAAATTATCAGATAATTATATAATAAATAAATATGTTGTTATCAGTTTAGAAACAATTTAGGAGTTTTTAAAGGATATGGACTACAAGGAAATAATGCCGAACGACAAGATAATTGTGATGATAAATGACATACACAATAAATGGTGGAAGTCGGCAAGGGAGTTTGATGAAAACTCGGATAAAGAAGAGGTTATGAAGTCTATGACGGTCTTGATGAGATATGTAGAAGCAAACTACTCAAACTATCCGATAGCTTGCGGAATAATGCAGGCATATATAGACGAACTGGATGCAAGAGTAAAAGGCGGATACAGGAGTTTTGATGGAGAGAAAGTAAAGAATGGATAAAGATAAAATAACGAAAGCTATTGAGGCTTTTAGGACAGCTGAGAAGATAGCAAATGACTTTTACGATAGACCAGTTGTAGTTACCTACAGTGGTGGCAAGGATAGCGATGTGCTACTGGATTTAGCTTTAAAGTCCGGTATAAAATTTGAGGTTTCGCATAGTGTTACTACAGTTGATGCACCACAAACAAATAAACATGTTAAGGCGGTTTTCAATGATTTGGAAAAACGAGGGATAGTAGCCTATAAGAGATTGCCGAAATATAAAGGTGAACCCACAAACATGTTCGACTTGATTGTGAAGAAGGGTATACCGCCAACAAGGCTTGTAAGATATTGTTGTAGCGTATTTAAAGAAGGGACGGAGAGGAATAGAGTAGTCGCATTAGGCGTGAGGGCTGCTGAATCTTCTAAAAGACAAAATAGAGATACCTTTGCCACGTGGGGTAGTAAAACAAGAGATGCTAAGTATTTTAGCTTATCTCATGTGGATGAAGTATTCAAAGACGCTAAAGAGCAAAATGAGGTTTGGGATTGCGTGATAGTATCAACCGCAAGAAAACACAAAACTATACTTGTAAATCCGATTTACTACTGGTCTGATGCGGACGTGTGGGAGTACATTTGCGAAAACAATATTAAGTATAACGAATTGTACGACATGGGTTATCAACGAGTTGGCTGTATCCTGTGCCCGTTCGCAAGAAAAAGTGAAAAATTAAGGGATATTGCCACATTTCCAAAATGTAAAGAACGATATATCCGAGCGTTTAATAAAATGCTACAAGCGCGAAAAGAAGCAGGCAAAAACGACCCGTATGACTTTTGGACAGACGGCGAGGGTGTGTTCAGATGGTGGATAGAAGATACAACTGTACCAGGCCAGATAGAGTTCAATTTTTCAAATATAGAAAAGGAGCAAAAAGAGGGAGAGAAAGAGAGATTGAAAAAATGATAGATTTTGGGAAAGTACAGGCGGATGCGGTAAAAAACATTTGTAAGTCAAAAATTACAGGAAGAGCAGCGGACTATAGAATTTACAGTGCTGTCGCAATAAACGGAAACACATATATACCGCTTATATATAAAGGGATATCAATATACCTGATACCGGAGAAATATAGCTTGCTAAATCCTGCATTTGCGGAAGTCGGTAATCCGATGGTGGAGAAGATATTTAAGAGTGCGGAAGATGCATATCAACTGACAGATACAAAGATGATAAAGCTTCTACCGGAAGGAATACAGCTAAAGGAGTTTAAATCGCCTTTTGGGAAACCTGTTTTTGTAGATGAAAAACTTATAAAACCATTCGGTAAAGACCTTAGATATTATGCGAATGGAAACAGCGATATCGTTTATATAAAAGAAGTTGACGAGTGGTTAGGCTTAGCGTTTGTTACACGAGTAAAGGAGTAAGGGTATGACAAGAAAAGAAATTTTGGCAGAAGCAGAAAAGTGCATATGCAGTGACAGAAATTTACAGTACGGTGAGCCGGAGGATAATTTTAACACCATTGCAAAGTTCTGGAGCGCTTATCTGGATACGGATATGGGGGCTGAAGATGTCGCAATCATGATGTGTCTGTTCAAGATAGCAAGATTAAAGGGAAGTTGCTACTAAAGTAAAGACAGTTGGGTTGATCTGATCGGATACGCTGCGTGCGGTGGTGAGATAGCTATTAGAGGTGAAGAGCAAAGGGGGATAAAATGATGGAAGATAAGAGAAAAGAAGAAATAAAAGAAAAAGCTGATAGAATAGATGAACTTAACGAAAAGATAGGCTTTTACAAAAAGAAGTTGGAAGGCACAATGGGCATGCTTGAGTTTTTAGATACATTCGAATGTAGTACTATATCACTTACAGGATATAGTGACGATGAAGGATACAGAGAATGCGTTCCTATGCCTTTACATGACAACAACATGAAAGGAGTAGTGGCTATGATTGAGAAAAAGCTCGAAAATCAAATTAATGATTATGACGACGAAATTGTAGAAGCTTATCAGGAGTTAGATGAGTTGCTGAAGTAAAGGAGGACTAAATGGCGATACAAAAAGATATAGTGATAAATCGCAAAGAATATCAGAATGTTAAAAAGATGGACCATAATCAGATGAATTTATACATACAAAACATTTATAAAAGCGGCTTTGAGGAGGGCGTGAAGTCCGTACCAGGCACCGATATAGCTGATATAGAGAAGGTGCTTTTAGGTATAAAAGGCCTTGGGGCTAAAAGAGTGGCGGCTATAGTTGCGGCACTTGAAAAGGAGCTGAAGAGTGAGAAAAATTAAGGGCGTAATAATGACGGATGTAGTCGGAAGTGAAGTTGAGTTTGAGCTTGAAGTTGAAGACGATGCCACAGAAGAAGAAATTGACAAGTTGGCATGGGAAGAGGCGGCAAACTGGATGGAATGGTACTGGGAGGAGGCGGAAGAGTGACGGCTAAAGAATATCTAAGGCAGCTGAAAACGCTTGATTGCCTTATAAAGGCCAAGCTGTTAGAAAAAGAACGTATAAGAGCGTTATCAACTAAGGTTACAGCCGGGAATAAAGAAAGGGTACAAGGTGGAAGTAGCGGTGGCATAGAAAATGCAGTTATAAAGATGATGGAGTTAGAAGAACAGATAAATTCAGATATTGATAGACTTGTGAATTTAAAAGCTGAAGCGAGATTATTGATTGATGAGTTGGTAGACGACAAGCACAAGGTAGTGCTATCTATGTACTATGTTTCGGATATGACTTTCGAGATGATATCAGACGAAACGCATTACTCAGTTGGAGCCGTACATAAATTTTATAGGAGTGCTTTAAAGGAATTTGAGGAACTGTACAATTCCGAAAAAGAGTGAAAAAAATGTATAAAAGTGAAAATGGGAATATGATATAGTGTATACGTGAAAAGTTTAAAGCAAGTATACTTTTTCATATAACCTCCTTTATGTATGATATCGGGGCAGGCTTTTATTGATGTTTCACCTGCCCCAAAAGCTAAAGGACACACTACTAAATATTTTCTTCCAGAGGGACAGCTTATAGGGCTGTCTTTTTTGTATTCAAAATCACAGAAAGGAGCTGATGATATATAAAATTAACTTTAAAACAACAGAGATTTGCTGATGAATATATCATCAGTGGAAATGCGACAGATGCAGCCGTAAAAGCTGGGTATAGTGAAAAGTATGCTAATACAAATGCCAGTAAACTACTACAAAATACTACCGTAAAAGCTTACATTGATGCTAGATTGGATGATTTGGCAAGTAAAAAGATTGCCGACCAGCACGAGGTCCTGGCATATCTTACATCAGTGCTCAGAGGCGAAACACAGTCGGAGATTGTGGTTGTTGAGGGAGTAGGTGACGGCTGTAGCGCAGCAAGAAGGTTGCAGAAGCTTCCTGACGAGAAAGAACGATTGAAAGCTGCGGAGCTCTTAGGCAAGCGTATGGGACTGTTTAAAGATAAGTTAGATGTTACCGCCAATGTGCCGGTAATCATCTCAGGGGGTGATGAACTTGAAGATTGACAGTATTAAGATTCAACTGCCTGAGGTGGTAGGCAAAGGATACGGCACATATTGGCGATACAAAGGCAGATACAGAGTCTGTAAGGGCAGTCGTGCCAGTAAGAAGTCCAAGACAACCGCCCTTTGGTATATATGGGCAATCATGAAGTATCCGCAGGCCAATTTGCTTGTGGTCCGCAAAGTATTCAGAACCTTAAAGGATAGTTGTTTTACAGAGCTTAAATGGGCGATAAGAAGACTGAAGGTTGAAAACCATTGGGAAGTGAAAGAATCACCGCTTGAGATGACTTACATACCGACAGGGCAAAAGATATATTTCAGAGGCCTTGATGATCCGCTTAAGATTACATCAATCACAGTAGAGCAAGGGTATCTTTGCTGGATGTGGCTTGAAGAGGCGTATGAGATATCAAATGAAAATGACTTCAATATGCTTGATGAATCCATAAGAGGTGCTATTCCTGATGATGTAAAGTTGTTTAAGCAGATAACAATTACATTAAACCCTTGGAATGAGCATCACTGGATAAAGAAAAGGTTCTTTGATACTCCTGATGATGAAGTTTTAGCAATGACTACAAATTATCTTTGCAATGAGTGGCTTGATAAAGCTGACTTAAAGGTATTTGAGTCAATGAAGAAGAACAACCCACGAAGGTATCAGGTTGCAGGACTTGGCGAGTGGGGTATAGTAGACGGTCTTGTATATGAAAACTGGGAAGAGAAAGCCTTTGATATAGGCGAAGTTAAGAAGATATCAACAATTCAGTCGGTATTCGGACTTGACTTCGGTTATACAAACGACCCAAGCGCATTGTTCTGTGGTCTTGTAGATACAAAGAGCAAGACAATATGGGTATTTGATGAGATGTACAAGAAGGGCATGAGCAATGAGGCGATAGCGGATGAGGTTACCAAGATGGGATATGCTAAAGAGCGTATAAGAGCCGACAGTGCGGAGAAAAAGAGTATTGACAGGCTTTATACTTTAGGTTTATCGCATATAACTGCTGCAAGGAAAGGACCTGACAGCATAGTCCACGGTATCGACTTTATACAGGACTACCACATAATAATTCATCCAAGGTGTGTGAACTTTATAACAGAGATATCCAACTACACATGGG